AGGAAACCTATGGCGATGTTAGTTACAATGGTCATGCTAAGAAAGGAAAGGAATTTGAAAATCAAATGACTAACTTTGGTATTCTAATGGAAATTAAAGGTATTGAAGATCCATTTAAATGGTCACGTGATTTAGTTTCTAAAGTACAAGATAAAAGTACTGGATTATATTATTCACCTAACTTTACTCGCCAACCAGGATTAACATCTGAAGGTACAACAGTATCATCTACTCAAATTAGTTTAGACACACTTGCTCATGTTGTAGAACCAGCATTTGATGGTTATTTTAGTTATGTTATGAATTTTATTAATGACATGAATAATGTATTTGAATTTGGTGATGATTGGGGTATGTACATTCCTGAAGTAAAGTATTTAAGTCCTGAACCGTTAGTTAATTATAATGACTTGTCATTAACAGTATATCCAAATGTATATTTTGTAGGTGATGCTTTATCAGCTCGTGGTATTACAGTATCTGGTGCTCACGGTATTTATGTCGCTGAAAGTTTAATTAACCTCAATTAATTCATTATATTTAATTATAAATTAAGAACACAATATGGCTAAATTAGAACCTGTAAAGAAATTAAAAAAACCAGACGGAACTATTGTATATGTTTTAGATGGTAAAGTACATAATTGGGATGATGCAGCAGTTATTCATCCAAATGGTAAAAAAGAGTATTGGTTATTTGGATTCCAATATACTAAGGACGAATTTATGGATCGTAAGCGTGATGTAAATGGTATACCACCAGCAAAAGATCCAAAATATGATACACGTCTTTAACCAATATTTATATATATGAAAATAGGATTATGCGGAACAATGTCAGTTGGTAAAACAACGTTAGTTAAAGCGTTAGCTAAAACTGATGAGTTCAAAAATTATAAAACAGCTACTGAACGTAGTAAGTACTTAAGAGATTTAGGTATTCCATTAAATACTGATTCAACTATTAATGGTCAATTAGTATTTTTAGCTGAACGAGCTAGTGAATTACTACATAAAGATATCTTAACTGATAGAACAGTATGGGATGTATGTGCGTTTACTATGTTAGCTAAATCTATTGGTACTCATGACAAATCACAATTTGTAAATGCTGCAATGACATTAAGAGAACAATATGATATTGTATTTTATATTGAACCAGTTGGTGTTGAAATGGAAGATAATGGTGTAAGAGAAACAAATCTTGAATATAGAGCTGATATTAATCAAGAAATATTGCGTTTATTAGTGCTATTTCCGCCTAAAAAATTAGTAATATTACATGGTCCAACTAAAGATCGTGTTAAGACTGTATTAGACGCTTTAAAATAAAATATTTATTAACATATAAACAATAAACATGGCAGACAATTTTGATTTAAAAAAATTCATTACAGAATCTAAACTTAAGATTAAGGTACCTGTAAAAGAAATGGCGCGTATTGCTAAAGAAAAATACAAACTTAATACAGAATTTCCAAATATTAAAGATAGAATTAAAAATCCAACTGGATATAAAGTTGATAGAAAACAACAAGTAATTAACTACTTTATTAAACAAGGTGAAGAACAAGGTATCGATCCAATGGAAGTAGAATTACTAAAAAGTGATATTGAGAAAAACTCAGCACCAGGTGTTAACTGGTCATTTACTCCAGATATTAGAACACAACTATTACAAGCAACATCTGTAAAACCATCAGCTGCTGCTGATGAAGAACCAGGTGAAGGTGACACATTCTTATCACCATCAGATGCTGAAGATTTATTTGTTGGTAAATCAAAACTTAAATCTAAAAAAGCTAAACCTGAAACTGGAGAAGAAGAAGGCCCATCTGAAAAAGATATAGCTAAAATTAAGAAAGCACCTATGACAGCTGCTGGTTCTAAAGCCGGAGAGTGGTTTGTAGACAACGATGATTTAATTTCTAAAATTATCAGACGCTATGCTCAATCAAATATTAAAACAGGTCGTGTGGTTAAAGAAGCTGAAGATGGAGGTTTATCAAGCTCTGACTTTAAAGCAGCACAACAACGCTCTAAAGAAGCTGCTAAAGCTGCTTTACCTGATTTAGTACAACAGTTAGTTGATAAATTAGAAGAATTAAAAGCAGATGATTATGACGCTTACATTAAAGTATTAAACGGATTAGACAAATATAAATTTGGTGCTACAAACACTAAAGGTGTAATGAAACAAATTCTTAAAGCATTAGGTGAAGAAAAATTACCAGCATTAGGAACTAAACGTAAAACAAGCGACGAAGACGAACTTAAAAAACTAGGAATAGATGATGAACCAATCGAAATCGACGACGAAGAAAGTATCTAAGGCTAAAGTAAAAAAAGTAGAACAACAAGTAACTACTTTTGTTAATGAAAATAAAGGTAAAGCTAAAATAGGTCTTTACGTTATTGGAGGTCTTATAGTATTGTTTGGTATTATATGGTTAACAACACGTCAACCACAAATGCCAGCTGATATTAAAGCAACAATTGATTCATTAACAGCAGTTAATAAACAATTAATTGAACATCAAAAACAAATTGACAGTACAATTAATGCTTATGAAGCTGAAGTTGATAAAGTTGATTATGAGTTAGATCATATCAAAGAAAAAACAACTATTGTTCGTGAATATTACCATGAAGTAAGTCAACAAACTGAACAATATACTCCAACTCAAGTTGACTCTTTCTTTAAAAAAAGATATAATTACTAATGAAACACATTTTAATCATATTAGCATTTTTACCTTTATTTGCTAAAGCACAACAAGATACTATTAAAATACCAACACCTGTTGCTAAACAAATTGTTAAAGATTTAGTTAGTGGTGACAGTGCTAAAGCAGAGTTAAAATTATGTGGTGACAATATCACATTGTTAACTCAAAAGATAACTTTAAAAGATAGTATCATAGCTGGACATGAACAAAAAGGAATTTTATACGAACAACGTATTAAAAATGAACAAGCTAAATTTGATGCTCAAGCATTATGGGTTAAAGATTTGCAAAAACAAAATAAAAAACTTAAAGTAAAACTTAGATTTTTACAGGTGACTGGAACCGCTATTATTGGTGGATTAGCATATCTATATTTTACAAAATAACCTTGCAATCCCATGCACTAAAGGTCTAACCCCGTAAGGTTAGGCCTTTTTTATATATTTATATACAACAGGTTATATATTATTAACGAATTCAACCATATATGGACGACGGTGATAGTAAAAAACAAAAAAATAAAACAATTAAAGACATACAAAGAGGTTTCTCTTATGTTAGCGATGTTCTTTCTCCCCTTTGGGTACGACGCTTTATTCAAATTGATAATGGATTTAAGTGGTTCATATTGGGTTGCAGATATCGTTTTCTATTCCATTTCAGGCTGTTTTTGGTTGTCCTATATCTTACTTTCGAGATATTTAAAAACTAAAGGTTAATGAGTGATCAACAAAATATTAAAGAAATAATCAAACAGGAGTTTGTTAAATGCGCTCAAGATCCTGTTTATTTTATGAAAAAATATTATTGGATTCAACATCCACAACGTGGGCGTATCCAATTTAATTTATACCCATTTCAAGAGGGTGTATTACATCAATTTAAAAAACAAAAATATAGTATTGTAAATAAGTCAAGACAGTTAGGTATATCTACCTTATCATCAGCTTATTCACTTTGGTTAATGTTATTTAATAAGGATAAAAATATACTTTGTATCGCTACTAAGCAGGAAACTGCTAAGAACATGGTTACTAAAGTAAAGTTTGCTTATGATAACTTACCAAGTTGGTTGCAATTAAAAGCTATAGAAAATAATAAATTAAGTTTAAAACTAAGTAATGGATCTCAGATTAAAGCTATTGGTGCGACTGGCGACGCAGGTCGATCTGAAGCTGTATCATTACTGTTACTAGATGAGGCGGCCTTCATTGAAGGTATAGATGAGATTTTCGCTTCTGCTCAACAAACTTTAGCAACTGGTGGTCAATGTATCGCCATTTCAACTCCATATGGTACAGGTAACTGGTTCCATAGAACATTTATTGGTGGCGAAGAAGGTAAAAATGGATTTACATCTATAAAATTACCTTGGACTGTACATCCTGAGCGAACTCAAAAATGGAGAGACGAACAAGATGCTATCTTAGGTCCTCGTAATGCGGCTCAAGAGTGTGATTGTGACTTTAGTACATCAGGTGATTCAGTAGTTGAACCTGATATTTTAAATTGGTATATTCAAACATACCAAATAGATCCTGTAGCGAAAGGTGGATTTGATGGTAACTTATGGCGTTGGGAATACCCAGACTATACAAGAAATTATATGGTTGTAGCTGACGTTGCTCGTGGTGATGGAAAAGACTACTCAGCATTTCATGTACTTGATGTTGAAACAGCAAAACAAGTAGCAGAATATAAAGGACAAATTAGTACTCGTGACTATGGGCATATGTTAGTAGCGATTGCTACTGAATATAATAATGCGCTATTAGTTATTGAAAACGCTAATATAGGTTGGGATACAATACAAACGGTAATTGATAGAGGATATCAAAATATGTACTATTCATCTAAATCAGACACAGCAAATATTACTATGGATAATTTCATGAATAGAAATGAAAATACTTTAGTACCTGGTTTTACAAACTCAATTAAAACACGTCCACTTGTTGTTTCAAAATTAGAATCTTATATGAGAGAGCGTGCTTGTGTTATTCAATCACGCCGAACATTAGAAGAATTAAGAACGTTTGTTTGGAAGCACGGTAAAGCACAAGCAACAGATGGTTATAATGACGACTTAGTAATGTCTTTAGGTATTGGTTTATTTTTACGCGACACAGCTTTAAGATTTAATCAATCTGCTATGGACTTAACTCGTGCTTCGCTTGGAGGCATAGGAAAAGTTTCATATATTTCTGGTCCATCAATATCAACCCCGCATTCACCAATGAATGAAAATCCATGGCAAATGGATACTGGTATGGGAGGTGTAGAAGATATCAGCTGGCTAGTATAACTAAATATTTATAACATATACAGAAAATTATGGCATTATTTGACCAATTAAAACGTTTATTCTCCTCAGATGTTATTATCCGCAATGTAGGTGGTGATGAGTTAAGAGTAATAGACACAGACCGCATACAATCATTAGGTACTTTACAAACTAATGCATTAGTAGATAGATTTACTAAAATCTACACTACATCAGGTGCTGGTATTTACAATGTAAACAATGTTTACAACTATCAAACATTAAGAGTACAACTTTATACAGACTATGAATCAATGGATACAGATGCTATTGTAGCTTCTGCCTTAGATATTTTAGCAGATGAGTGTACTTTAAAAAATGAGCATGGTGAAATGCTTCATATTCGTTCTAGTGACGAAAATATTCAAAGAATACTTTACAACTTATTCTATGATGTATTAAACATCGAATTTAACTTATGGAGTTGGGCTCGTAATATGTGTAAGTATGGTGACTTTTATCTTAAATTAGAAATCGCTGAGAAATTTGGTGTGTATAATGTTATACCATTCTCAGCTTACTCTATTATACGTGAAGAAGGTACTAATCCAAAAAATCCTACTTATGTAAGATTTAAATATGACCCAACATCAGTATCTGGTATCACTACTCCACAAACACAATATGCTTTAGGTACCGCAACATCAGATATTTACTTTGAAAATTATGAAATGGCTCACTTTAGACTAATAAGTGATGTTAACTATTTACCTTATGGTAGAAGTTACTTAGAACCAGGCCGTAAGATTTTTAAACAAATGATATTAATGGAAGATGCGATGTTAATTCATCGTATTGTTCGCGCTCCTGAAAAACGTATTTTCTATATGAACGTAGGTGCTATTCCTCCAAATGAGGTAGAAGCATTTATGCAAAAAACAGTACAAAAACTTAAAAAAGTACCTTTTGTTGATCCAACAACTGGTCAATATAACTTGAAGTACAATATGATGAATATGATGGAGGACTTTTACATCCCTGTAAGAGGTAACGACCAATCAACTCGTATTGATACAGCAAAAGGTTTAGAATATAATGGTATTGAAGACGTTGCTTACTTAAGAGACAAATTATTCGCGGCTCTTAAAATACCTAAAGCGTTCATGGGATATGAGAAAGATTTAACTGGTAAAGCAACATTAGCTGCTGAAGACATTAGATTTGCTCGTACAGTAGAACGTATCCAAAGAATATTATTATCAGAATTAACTAAGATTGCCTTAGTACACTTATATAGCCAAGGATATGATGGTGAAGCTTTAACAAACTTTGATTTATCATTAACTACTCCATCTATCATCTATGATCAAGAACGTGTTAACTTAATGAAAGAAAAAGTTGATTTAGCTAGCACTATTATGGAAAATAGTTTATTACCAACTGATTGGATTTATGATAACTTATTCCATTTTAGTGAAGATCAATATGATGAATATCGTGATTTAATAGTACAAGATAAAGCGCGTAAATTTAGACTAAATCAAATTGAAACTGAAGGTAATGACCCATCAGAAACAGGTCAAGTATACGGTACACCACATCAATTAGCTACAGCTTATGGTAAAGGTAGAGGTGATGGAGCTGTACCAACAGGATATGATGAGAAAAATCCAAATGAACCAGTTCATTTAGTTGGTCGTCCTAAATCATCAGTTTCAAACATTAATCGTCAAGATAATCCATTTGGTAAAGACAGAATTGGTGCTAAAACATATAGTACTGCTGGTGTTGACCAAGAAGATAGTTTAGCTAAAACACAATGGAAAGGTGGTTCACCACTTGCTATGGAAACTTATCTTAAAAACAAAGGAATATTTGATAACATTCCTGTTAATCGCAAAACAACATTATTTGAACAAAGCGATTTATTAAACGAAGACAATATTCGCGACGAAATTAAATAAACTACATATTTATAAGTAGTATAATCATACTAAAGCTATGCGTATAAAACATAATAAATTTCGTAACACTGGTGTATTATTTGAGCTATTAGTGCGTCAAATTGCTAGTGATACGTTAGCAAATACCGATTCTAAAGCGGTAAAGATTGTAAAAAAATTTTTTCATAACAGTGAACTTGCAAAAGAACATAAACTATATCACACTATTTTAACAGCTCCACGTTTATCTGAAGGTAAAGCTGAAGTATTAGTTAATACTACTGTAGATATGGCGAAAAAGTTAAACAAAGAACAATTACTTAAGGAAAAATACAACTTAATTAAAGAAGTTAAAAAGCATTATGACTTAGAAAGCTTCTTTAAATCTAAAGTTAACAATTATAACGTATTAGCAGCTGCTTATACATTGTTTGAAGTAGCTATGGACAATAAGTTTGTTGAACCTAAACAAGTAGTGATCAATAAACTTACTATTTTAGAGCATATCACTAAAAAACAACTTATTAAGGAAGAAGTAACAGAAGTTGCAACTGAACTTAATAAAGAAGATAAAAACGTACGTTTATTAGCGTACAGAATGTTAATTGAAAAATTCAATAGTAAATATGCTAATTTAAGTACACGTCAAAAATCAGTACTTAAAGAATTTATTAACAATATTTCTAATCCTGAACATCTTAAAGTATACATCAACGAAAACCTTAATAAAGTTAAAACTGAATTAACTACTTTAGTTAAACAAGTTGATGATAAAACAACTCAAATTAAGTTAAACGAAGTTATAAGTTTGATTAAACCGATTTCTAATAAATCATCCGTAAAAGATGAACATTTAGTAACATTACTTCAATATCAGCAATTAGCTGAAGAAATTAAGAGCGTAAATGGATAAGAATAAACTAAAACAGGAATTAAAAGCTAAACTTAAGCAAGAGATGTCAACAACTGGCACTGGTGCTTCTGTTACTCCAGGAGTAGGTGCTGGTGTTGCTACTAAATACGCCTTCGCTAAAAAGAAAGATGGCAATAAAATAGCCAAAGACTATATTAAAACATTTGGTGGTAAATTAGCTCCATCAATTCCTAATCGTCCATCTAAAGCTATGGACTATAAAGAATTATGGGAAGATTTTAAAGTAGGAGATAAAGTAACTTACCTAGGACACCCAGGTGAAATTACAGCTGTTAATAAAGAAATGAGTGGTGCTATTACTTATAATGTTTCTTATGATAAAGGAAATGGTAAAACCAAAGCATCAAACATATATAATAAAGATGGTGAAATTAAACCATTAAAAGAAGATAATAGTACAGACGAAATTTTAACCTACTTACAAGCCGCTAAGCAAAATGGTACTTTATCACCTGACGCCCAAGAAGTATTTTTACAATGGATGAACACTCCAGGTGCTTCAAGAGAAGAAATTATTAAAGTATTAAGACAATTAACTGGTGTGTACTTAAATGAAGGATATGCTCAGTTTAGAAACAGTACTAAAACACGTACTAAACCAGAACAATTCCACCAAGCAGTTAAAGAAGTAAAGAAAAAAGTAAACGAAATTAATCGTTTATTTGAATATATGGATCGTTTAAAATCAGAATTAAACGAAGGTGAAGAATTAAAGTATAAAAAATATACTGAAAGATCACTCCAACAAATTAAAGAATCAACAAAACAATTATTTTTCAAATCAACAAAATTAAAATAATGGCAGACAATTTTGATGTAAAACAATTCCTATTTGAAAACAAATTAGGATCATATTCTAGATTAAGAACAGAAGATATGGGCAAAGATATTGAAGATGCTGAAGCAGAAAAAATGATGGATTTTTTAGCTGAAGACTTTAAATATTTTGACGATAAAGATGAATTTGAAAAAGAATTATTTGATAAATGGCCTGACGCTGAAAAATATAAGAAAGAATACGAAGATGGTAGAATAGTATACAGTGATGGACAAGTAAATTGGGGAGAATGGAATCCAAACCGCCCTAATACACCATCAGGATTACCTCCAGGAGCTGTAAACCAAAATGTAGGTATGACAGCTAGAGATATTATGTATCCTCCAGGATCTAGAATGGATGAAAATGTAGAAGAAGGACATAGTTCATTATCTCATATTGATAGAATAGAAGAAATTTTAACTAATTTAGTTCGTAATATTTCTACTGACTCAAATATTCCAACTGAAACTAAACAAGGTTTATTAAATGCGTTTGAAGAATTACAAGGACATGTTGAAGATTTAGGTGCTGAATTAGAACAAGAAGATGAATATGTTTCTGATTATTCAAAACGCAGAGCTCAAGAATTAAGTGAAGATAAATATGATATTGATGCTAAATCTTTTGGCGGAGCTATTAAATCAGATAATCCAGAAGGTGATGCTTTAGTATTACGCTTCTTAAAAGGTATTGCTAATAAATATGAATACCCAGTATCACAAGCTGCGTTATTTGTAAAAGAAAGAATTAAAAAATTAGGCTACTAAAAATAAAATAAAATGAAAAAACCAATAAACGAAATAAAAAAATTACAGCTTATAGCTGGTTTAATCACTGAAAGTGAATACCATGAATCAATGGCTACTGAAGGTGAAGCAGCTTATGAATACGAAAAAGGTAAAGAAGCTGGTGAAAAAGAAGAAGAAGAAAAATTAAAAGAAGGTATGTTATCTTCAGAAGCATATGAGCGTATGGATAGTTTAGTTAACGAAAACGATATGGATATGCTATATGATGGCGGTAGAAATATAGTAGCAGATTTAACTAATGAAGGATTTGAAGATGATGAAGTAATTGAATTTATATGTCAATCTTTAAAAAAATTCTTATAAAATGGCAAAAGCAAAAGCTACAGGTTCTAGTAATAAAGTAACATTTGGAACCCGTAAAAAAGGTAAAGCACAGAAGTCATATAACAAACATGACCATACTGGACGTAATCCAAGAAAAAAACAACACCATAGTTTGTTCGCTTAATAGATTTAATATTTATACACATGAAATATACAATTGACGAAATTAAAAAAATGCAGCTTTTAGCTGGATTAATTAATGAGGTAGAATACAATGAATCCTTATGGGGTGTTAATAAACAACCTTTAAATGAAGCTAAAGAAGCTAAAGAAACTAAAAAAGAAGTAACTATTGACACAGTTAACCCTTATGAATATCGTCATGGTTTACAACATGAATTAAATGAGTTAGGTGAATATACAGACGAAGCTTTAGAAAAAGCTAAAGCAACTGTATTAAAGAATTTAGCTAAAGATGCTAATTTCTATTCTAGTCTATTAAATCAAGATCAATCATCATATGAGTTTAAAGCTCCTGAAACTGACAAACCAGGATATCAAGCTCGTCCTGATGGTAACTTGAAAAAAGAATTAAAGAAAGACGAAAAAGCAAACGTTAAAGATAACTTAGGTAAAAAAGAAGAAGGTACCACAAAACCTAAAGGTGTTAAAGTAATGCCTGATAAAGGTGTTACTGGATCTGAAAAAACCATTAAAGAAGGTTTAGAAGAAAATAAAATTGGTGCTTTATTAAATACTGTAGCAGATGATTGGGGAGAAGATAGTGATTTATACAGTGATTTAGAAGATTCTCTTGCAGGTTGGTCAGATAGAAATGGTCAATTAACTCCTAAAGGTAAAATTGCTGTTAAAGCTCTTTTATCTAATTGGGATTTATTAGATGATTATGGACATTTTTTAGAAGATGACATCGCTGAAGGTAAAGCTAAAAAATATGTTGTATTTGATAAAGCACGTGGTGAAAATGCTTCTAAAGCATTCGATACTAAAGAAGAAGCTGAAGCTGAACTTAAAAAAATAAACGCTGAAGATCCAGAACATGGTGACTATGTAATCGATGTTAATGAAAACATAGAAGAGATCAAAAAAAAAGTAATCAATAAATATATTAATGTTGAGATTGAAGATGATGGAGAAGAATTTCCAGTATTAAATAAAAAATCAATCTCTGATTATCTTAAATCTGTAATTGATCCATCTGAAATTAAAGCAGTAAATTCATTTATGCGTGATGAAGAAGGATTTGATGAATCAGCGAGTTATTTCTTTGAAGATATTGGTGATACTGAGATATCTGATACAACTGAACAAGAAGTTGAAGATTGGGCTAAACAAGAAATGAGTTATTACTTATTTTCTGAACCAGATGAATTTCCAAGTAAAGAACTAGAAGAAGAATTTCGTCCAGGCGTTGATTTAGGCGCTTCATTTAGTAAATTTAAAGGCATGACTGATGCTGAAGATCAATTTGAAGACTTAATGAGAGACTATGATTGGTACTATGAAATGAGTGACGATCCAAGAATTTATAGTCGTGGACAAGAAGTAGATCAAAAATTAAAATCATTAGTTAAAACAGTTGGTAATGATAGAGCTGTTGAGTTATTTAATCAGTACGCTCCATCAGATAGAAAAGTAACAACTTCATTCTTTATGGAAGCTAAAGAAGATAAACATGCTAAGATTAAAGAAGCATTAAAAGCCGCTTTAAAAAAAACAACAGAAGGTAAAACAGAAGATGAATTAGCTAAAAAATCAGCTATCCAAACAGAAAAAGCTAAATTATTAGCTTTAAATAAACAAAAACAAGAATTACAAGCTGACGCGACTAAAACTCCTCAGGTTAAAGATTCTGAAAGAAAACAAATTGATCTTAAAATAAAAGCAGCTAATGATCAATTAAATAAATTAAACCAAGGAAAAATTACCGTAGTATAATATGAGTAAGCAAGTATTAATAGAATATTTTTCATTTCAACCATCGCCTCGTGCTTTGCATGAGGCAAAGTTGTCACCATCTAAGAACTTAATTGTTGAAGGTGTTGTACAACGTGCTGATGCGAAAAATCAGAATGGACGTGTGTATCCTAAAGATACATTAGAACGTGAAGTAGAAAAATATATATCCGGACCAATAGCTGAAAATAGAGCTTTAGGTGAATTAGACCATCCAGATTCATCAATCATCAACCTTAAAAATGTATGTCATAATATCAAAAGACTATGGTGGGATGGTGATGATTTAATGGGTGCTATTGAAGTTTTACCAACACCAAGCGGTAATATATTAAAAGAATTATTTTTAAATAATATAACTGTTGGTATTTCATCTCGTGGTATGGGTTCAGTTAAACCATTAGGCGAAGGTACAGTTGAAGTACAAGATGATTTCGAACTATTATGTTGGGATTTTGTTAGTACACCATCAACACAAGGTGCATTTATGAAACCAGTTGGATTAAATGAAAATTTCAATCCAAAATTATTTAAAGGTAACAAATATAGTAAAGTAAATAACTTAATATCAGAAATTATCTGTTCACAAACAGGTATTTGCTGTATAAGATAATTCCTCTCCATCGATAGTATCGTTGGACCGACCCAGCCCCGTAAGGCTGGGTTTCTTTTTTTCAACTTTGTCGCTTTGAGGACTTGTCATATATTTATGGACATCCCACATATGAGATCTCCAATATCTCATTAAGTAAAAATTTATAATCCTATATTACTTCTCTAATAAGTAATCAGTCAAAAAGGAGAAATCACAATGACAAATCAAGAATTATTTAAGCAAGCTATTGCTGATGCTAAATCCGTACGTGACGCCGCAGTAGCAAACGCCAAAGCCGCTCTTGAAGAAACTTTCACTCCTAAAATCATGTCTATGTTATCTGCCAAATTAAATGAAATGGAAGAAGACGACGTGGAAGAAGGTAAAAAAGTTGAAGAAGAAGGTAAAAAAATGGAAAAACCAGAAATGGAAGAAGGTCATGAAGCTGAAATCGGATATGGTCCAGCGCATCAAAAACCTGAAATCGAAGAAGAAAGTTATGAAGAAGGAGCTAAATCTATCGAAGAAATGGACCTTGAAGAAATTTTAGCTGAACTTGAAAAAGAAGAAGAAGGTAAAATGGAAGAAGGAAAAAAAGAAGAGGTAGAAGAAGCTAAGAAAACAGAAGAAGAAGGTAAAAAAGTTGAAGAAGCTAAAAAAGACGAAGACAAAAAGAAAGTTGAAGAGTCTTTAGAAGAAGCTGACGGCGACGATGAAATGACCGAATTAACTGTTGACGAATTAAAAGACATCATTCGTGACGTATTAAAAGACGTTATGGGTGCTGAGGAAGAAGAAGCTGGCGAAGAAGCTGGTGAAGAATCAGGCGAAGAAGAAGAAGTTGAAGTTGATGATGAAGAATCAATTAACTTAGATGAACTTTTAGCTGAATTAGAAAAAGAAGAAGAAGGTAAGAAAATGGAAGAAGCTAAAGAAGAAGATGATAAGAAAATGGAAGAAGCTAAGGAAGAAGTTAAAAAAGCTAAAGAAGACTTAGAAGAAGCTATTAAAGTTATCAAATTCTTGAAAAAAGAGCTTAACGAAGTTAATTTATTAAACGCTAAGAATACTTATGTTAATAAAATCTTCAAATCTAAAAACTTATCTGAAGCTCAAAAAGTAAACGTTCTTAAGTCTATGGACAAAGCTACTAATGTAAAAGAAGCTAAGAACATTTATGAAGCTTTAACTGAAACATTATCTACAAAGAAATCTTCAATTAAAGAATCAATTGGATTTGCTTCTAAAGCTGCGGGTGTTGCCCCTAAACAACCAATTGTAGAAAGCGACGCTGCTATTCGTCGTATGCAACAATTAGCAGGAATTATTAAATAAACTAAAAAAATTAAATTTTAAAGACAATGAGTCAAGTACAATCATTAATCGAATCTGCTAACCCATGGCAGTCTCAGCAAGGCGACGCTGCTCGTTTAGCTGGAAAATGGGGTAAATCAGGTTTGTTAGAAGGTCTTAAAGACTATGACAAATCAAACATGGCCGTGATGTTAGAAAATCAGGCAAAACAATTAGTAGTAGAAAGTTCTCAAACTGGTACTGGTGGTACATTCACTCCAGGAACTGGTGAGCAATGGGCTGGTGTAGCTTTACCTTTAGTACGTAAAGTATTCGGTCAAATCGCTTCTAAAGAGTTCGTTTCTGTACAACCAATGAGCTTACCTGCTGGTTTAGTGTTCTTCTTAGATTTCCAATATGGTACTACTAAGAATCCTTTCACTGCTGGTAACTCTTTATATGGTACTCAAACAACTGTAGGTGATTCTGGATTTGGTAACGCTGCTTCTGGTGGTCTTTATGGCGCTGGTCGTTTCGGTTATTCAATCAACCAATTCTCTCAGTCTGTAACTATCTACACTTCATCTGCAGGTGGTGCTACAGCTTTCATCACTGGTTCTAACAACTCTTTAACAGCTAACCAAATTTGGGCTTTAACTGGGTTTGACGCTTCTATTTCAGCTTCTGTAGCTGCAAATGAAGTAGGTGTTATTACTTTAGCAACTGCTAGCTTATCTAGTAGCTTAGATGCTAATGCTGTTCGTGCTATTCAGATCTCTTCTAGTGTTTACACTGTGTTACCATCTGAAAACTTAAATCAATATCACTCACTTTCTGGTGGTAATGTATTGTTATTCGTTAGCGCTAGCTTAGCTGAAAGACAACAAGGTGGTACTGGTGCTGCTATGACTTTCTGGTACAATAAGAAAACTGCTGATAACTTACGTGGTGACTTCGAAGACGGAGCTCAAGCTAATAACTCAGCTTTCGCGACTGGTCAATCTATCAACATCCCAGAAATCAACGTACAATTACGTTCTGAAACTATTGCTGCTAAAACTCGTAAGTTGAAAGCACAATGGACTCCAGAGTTTGCTCAAGACTTAAACGCTTACCAAAACTTAGATGCTGAAGCTGAATTAACTAGCATGTTATCTGAGTACATCTCTTTAGAGATCGACTTAGAAATCTTAGACATGTTGATTGAAAATGCTCCAATCCAAGAATTTTGGTCTGCAAAAGTTGGTAACCAAATCAACGCTACTTCTACAGGATTTGATAGTAACGTAAGTGGTGTTTATTACACTCAAATGACTTGGTTCCAAACTTTAGGTATTAAGTTACAAAAAGTATCTAATACTATTCACCAACGTACTTTACGTGGTGGTGCTAACTTCATGGTAGTATCTCCAGCTGTTGCAACTATCTTAGAATCTATTCCAGGATTTGCTGCTGATACAGACGGTGCTGCTGACAATATGAAGTATGCATTTGGTGTACAAAAAATCGGTCAATTAAACAGCCGTTACAAAGTTTACAAAAACCCTTACATGTTAGAAAACGTGATCTTAATGGGCTTCCGTGGTAACCAATTCTTAGAAACTGGTGCCGTTTATGCTCCTTATATTCCGTTGATCATGACTCCGTTAGTGTACGATCCAGCTACCTTCACTCCAAGAAAAGGTATCATGACTCGTTACGCTAAGAAAATGGTTCGTCCTGAATTCTATGGTAAAGTGTTTGTTGCTGACTTAAACGTAGTGTAAGTTTAGCTGACATAGAGTCATAAAAATTGAGCCTAGCTTTATGCTAGGCTCTTTTTTTACATATTTATATCAAAATACAATATGGAAAATCAAATAAATATAGCAAGTCACCCTTATGGATTAGGTGGAGCAGTAACTATTACAGGATCAATGCAAGTAGCTGGAGAATTTTTCTGGTTCCAACCATTATCTTCTTCTGTAGCAACTGTTAAATTCTCTAATGGTACTGGTCCTTTAACTACAACAACATTTACAAATGGTGTAGGAGTATATGGTTATATAAGTCAAATAACTCAATCATCTGGAGTTTCAATAGCTTATTATGGTGCTCCTAATATACCAAGATACTAAAATTAAATTAAATTAAAATAACTAACCCGAGCGCAAGCTCGGGTTTTTTATTCATATTTATATGAAACAAATTATGTTATATGAAAGAACCTAATCGTGAAAGAAAATCAGACATTAAATTAATTAATGCTGTTCAATTAAATGAAGAACAAAAAGAAGCAAAAAGGTTAATAGTAGAAAATCAAATAGTAGTTGTGACAGGAAGAGCAGGTTCTGGTAAGTCATTAGTATGTGCTCAAGCCGCATTAGATTTTTTAAAGAAAAAACAAATTGGTTGTATATACAATACTCGTGCGGCAATTGAAGTAGGAAAAAGTTTAGGATTCTTACCTGGTGCTTTAAATGATAAATTTGATCCATACATGGAAGCGTTAGTTGAAAATCTAACTAAATGTTGCTCAGATAAAAATGAGGTTCCTAAATTACTTGAAGAAGGTAAAATCAAAGCTTTACCAGTACAGTTTATTAGAGGTAAAACAATAGACGATATACTAATTGTAGAAGAGGCTCAAAACTTAACTAAGGGTGAGATGTTGGCTATATTAACTCGTTTAGGTAAAACCGGTAAAATCGTTATTAATGGCGATAATGAGCAAACTGATATTAAAACTCACACAGGTGAAATAAACGGTTTATCATATGTTATTGAGTTATCTAAAAAAATTGATGAAATTAAGTGGATTAAATTAGCTACAAATCATCGTTCAGATTTAGTTGGTAAGATATTAGATTTTGAATATGGGAAGTAAATATTAGCAATATTTATACTAGAATAATACTAGTAAAAATGGCTAATCAATTATCAGCAAATACATTATTTGGATCTGGATATAACAATCGTCTTAATTTAGAACGCGTTAAAAATAATACTCCATTTGGATATTATGATAACGACTCTGAATTTATTAAAGATGCTCAAAAAGCAGCAGCATTTGTAGCTCAACGTTTAGGTGTTGGTGGTACAGGTAATGCTACAACTTACATTACTGAATTAACAGTTTATGCAGCGATGGAAGAAGCTGTTACCACTTATGGTAACATGGTTTATCAATATAAAATTAGAGACAATTATCTTAATTTAGAAGGTGGACCAACATTACCTTTTAATCAAACTGAAACAGGTGATAAAATTGTA